GGACTTTGCCGCCTGCCTTGTTCCAGCGTAGGAACTCATCCAAGATGCTCGGGTCGGCTGCGTTGGCTTTCGCCTTACGCATCAGCGTGGACTTCACCAACGCACCGGTGCCCACGTTGTAGGCAAAGCATACAAGCGCATCAAACTGGCATTGGTTTAATGAGGGCAAGTGCTTATTCACTGCATCCTCGAACGGCGAAAGCGTTGCAAGTAGCAATTGCGTTGCTTCCTTTTCGCCTGTGAGCTTTTCGCCGAGCAGAACCTTTTTGCCGTTTGGGTAGCGTGTCGAGCCGTAGCCTATGGTCGGCACCCCGGCAGGGCATAGGTATGAACTAAGCCGCAAGCCCTCATACTTCTTAATCAGATTCAGACCCAGAAGCGAGGTGCTGCGCATGGTTAGAGGATTAAATATTGCGCAACAATTGAGGCTGCCATTGTATCTGCGGCAGTGTCAGATTCAAAGCTGCATTGCATTAAATCGGTGTTTGTAATATCAGCCTGAACATTACTTTGACTAAATGATATCCCAGCTGTTGATGGGTAAGCCACAAAATTACCTATCAACTCCTCCCTATCAGTGAACGTAGTTGGTATTGGTAAGCTTATATTAAAGCCTGTAGTAGTTTCTCCTGTGTCTAAGATAACTATCAGTTTAATTGTAACGGTAACAATATCCCCGACTCTTGAATATAACCCTCCTTCAATTGTTATGGTTGAATTATTTGTTTCATTGGTTACTACTGGCGTGTAAATACCACTCGCAAACTGAGGCATCCCTGAGTAGATGTCTTGCACTTCGATTTGCTTCGATGTGTTGGAGCTTGTATCCACGATGTACATAATATCGTCAACAGCTGCCGTGCTGGTAGATGTTAGGTCTGTAACTTTTACGCCTGCCATAGTATAAGAATTTTTACAAAGTTAATGATTCTTTTGGAATATACTCAATCGCTGTCAATTGCTTAACCCAATCGATTGAGCATTGACCTACCTCTTCAACTGAGATAATCCAATTGTCATTTGCATCTTGGATGGGATTATAATATAAATCGGCAGCGTAGAGTGTGCCACGTAGCTGCTCGGCTTGATCGGGTGTGAGTTGGAATACTGTCATACATTTATACCTAATGCTGTCATCAATGATTGAACTAATGAATATTGAGTATTGGCTTCACTATCTGACAAATTACTGCCTATCGTAGCTAAAGCTATTTGTCTTGTTGAGTACTCACCTGCAAACCCTCCAAGTCTTAATAAATTTATTGATGAACTACTTAATCCTGTACTATTCGTTGCAACATCTTGTATTTTTGTTGAATTTCTAAAAAGCCTTCTATTTGTAGATGTCCCACGTGTGAGTAAAAAGTAGGCTGCACTGTTAACATTAGAAGGGGAAGATGCGCCAAATGCTTCATTAACACCATAGAAGGTGGTATTTGTCAATGACCTTGAATAGCAGTATAATGAATTTGATGTCCCTACCCCCATATCACAAGCCGTATTGCTCGCTAAATCGGTTCTTGAATAAAATGAGATATGTGTGTCATTCTGTACCAAGCTTGTATTAGGTATTAATTTAGTATCGCCAAATCCGTTTACTCCATTGCCAGTTACACCTGAAGAACTAAATGTTAAACCCCCTGACCACACTATTCTAAATCCGGCATCAGTGTCTAATGAATTTTTCAAATTGTATTTTGTACTTGCACTTGAACCAGTAAATAATAAATAAATAGCAGAATTTTTATTCCATAAATTATTACTTTTCAATCCTGTAACAAAAGCAAAAATTGCAGATATAGTTGTCAAATCTGTAATCCCTGTGGCTATTATAAATGCCTGAGCATCGGGGTCAATTCCAGCTGTTCCGAAAGTCCACTGGGTAAGCAGCCCAGTATCTCGCCTCGTTATAATCCTCATACGATACGGTTTACATAGCCAGTTATGTTTATGACATTGGCAGCACTTGCAAAGGCTCGAATCGTTACCGCTGCGCCTGTGTCAACTAATATCAAGCCCGGCACTACCAAAAAGATACCAGCTTGCGGAGAGATACCTACAACGATGCTATCATCCGGGGCTGTTGTACCGCCCCATTGAATCGTCAATGTGCGCGTAACGCTGTCGGTATTGTTGGCATAGAGATACACTTCGTCAATCGATGCGCTGCCACTTGTTGCATGAATGGTAGTACCAGCCGATGATGTTGCAACAACCTTGACCGGTCTTCCGCTTGTGCTTGCGCTTAGTTTTACTTTTGAATATGTTGGCATTTTACGAGAATATTTGAGTGAGTAAAATTATTTGGTCTTCAGTTGGTGAGCTTGGCAATGTCGCAAGGCTGCCATCCCCTCGCACGTACTGCGATGTCGTGCCGCTTGGCGTGTTGAACTTGCCGTTGAATGTACTCCAATCCCCCGAGCTTAGCGCACCTCGGTTCAACGCGCTTGCCGTTGGTAGATTGAAGGTATGGGTTGAGGTTGCCGAGCTGATGCCGAAATCCGTGCCAGCCGTCCCCGTTGCAAAGTTCTGCACTTGAGCAGTCAAGCCGTTTAGTGCGTTTAGCCCTGTGGTGAACGTGGTGATTATTTGGCAAAGGTTGTTATCTTCCGTGTGCAACGTAATGGTTCGCCCCGATGGGGTTACGAAAATGCGTACTGCGAGCCTATCGGTTGCAAGCAAAACCGTGCTTGGTACTGCAAGCGCACTAACGTATAAATCGACCACCGTGCCGCCTGTAATCGCTTCGGGGTTTGTAGCACCTGAGGATATGAGCGTAAAGGTTGCGCCATCGTACTTGTAAAGCTCAATGTAGAAGCTCGGATTGCCACCGCCACTCGATGCGTTGAAATATGTTTCAAAGTTCCAATTGCCTGAAGGTATTGCCAAAAGGTTCGGGTCGCCTGCATCGGTTAGGAATTGCGCAATATAGCCATTGCCCTGCGCGTTTGTGCGCGTAAAGTTCGTACCAGCTCCAAGTACAGGAACGCGGCTCATTTCATAGTAGGTATTGCCTGCGAAACTACCTTGATTGATTGAGCCGTTGAGGTAGTAGTTAACCGATGCGCCACCACCGCCGCCAAGCGGAAAGTTAGCAAGGCTGCCATCGCCGCGCACATACTGGCTCACTACTCCGTTGGCTGTGATATCCACGCTCGGCGTAGTGGTATTGTTCGGCACGTTAACGCTGAACGCTGGGTTAGTTGGGTTCGGCACGGTTGCCGCTACCGATGTGACTGTGCCATTGGTCAAAGCTGGAAACGGCGTTGGCGTTCCAGTGCCATCGAGATAGTCGGAAGCCGTGCCTGTTGGCACATCAAACTTATTTGCAAAGCTCGTGAAGTCAGCTGAGGTCAAATACCCATCATCGAACAAGTTGGCAGGCTGTATGCTTATGTCGGGCGTAGTGCCACCGCTTGAGAATATTGGTGAGGTTGCCGTTACATTGGTGACTGCTCCACTGCTCACCACAGCCCACACAGCTGCGCCAATTGTAGCATCGCTGCAAAGGTAGACCGTGCCATCATCAAGCGACCATCGTGAGCCTACAACAAAGCCCTTCGTGCTGTCATCTGTTGGCTGTGGCACGAAGGTAAAATTGTGCGTTACATCGCGAATGGTGAATCCATCTTGCTCCATGTAGTACAACCGCCCTGCTTCCCATTTCAGCTCGTAACTAATCGAGCATAGTTGCGCTGTGCCCTTTGCGCCGCCAAGCCCTGCATCGGTTGTACCCTTGCGAAAGCGTGCGCCGTTATCGAAGGAAAGCCCAGCCGCTGCGATGAATGCAATGTCGTTGGTTGTGCTGTTGCCGATGTCGGTGACATCTTGCAAGTCCTGAGAACCACCTCCACCGCCAAGCACATTGACCTCAACCACGCCAGGCGAAGTCAGCGATGCTGTCACCCCTGCACCGGTGAAGTTCAATGTTGTTGTGTTGGTGCTAACATCAGCCCCTTCTTCCTGTGTGCGCAATGGCGTGCCACCGCCTCCACCAATTGCAACCAACGGATCCGCTGGTGTGCCGTTGCCGGTGATGGTCACACCATCCACAGCAACCTCGGTCAGGCATGGAACGCATGGCTCGAAGTCAGGCAGTGGAATGTCACCGGTTGCACATGTGTCATAACAGCCGTCCTCTGATGAGGTGCTGACATTGACATCCACATCAATTGCAACGGCAGCCCATTCGTAATTTACTGGCAAGTATCTCGCCTCCGTTGCATATCCGCTTGGCACTACCTCGTAGGCAATTGCCCCGATGGCTGTCTTGAATTGTGGGTCTGTGCCACTAATCAAGCGCAGAACTCTCGATGCCACCCAGTCCTGTGCATCAGCAGAGTCGCAAGGAAGGTGCGATTTGCGCACCATCGCATAGGCAGTCAGCGTGAAGCGTGTCTCGTATATTGACTTGCAGCCGGCTAACCTCAGCGAATCGTTTTTGCTTACTATGATCTTGCCACGCTTCGCCCAGAACAATGTTCCCTGCTTCGCATCGTAATTGGTCACAGGAATCGCTTGGCCGTTGCCAATGTAGAAAGCCCAAGCTTTGTCATTGCCTTCGCCTACAAGCTCGCTGAGGCCGTATATCTGGTCGAAGATATTGCCGACCTCAACACGTTGGTTCAGTCTATCAAGTATCGTGGAAAGTATATTCATCGTTTGTTCATTGCGTTAATGATTTGCTCAACTAATTGCTGCGCATGGTCCTCAAGCATTTCGGCTTGCTCTTCTGGTGTGGGCACAAAGATTGGCCCGTACTTTTTTTCAAGTCCTTCAACCTTGCCTTCTTCTGATGCAGGCACAGCAATTCCAGCCTTCAAGCCTTCTGTGAGTACGTCCTCAGATAAGAATCCACCTTTGAGCCTGCCAGTCAATTCCAATGGTAGCTTCCTTGATGTCCCTGTTTTCAGCTGGGCATATCCACCAGGGAAGTAGAGAGATTCAATCGGCTCGCCTCGCTTACCCACCTTGAACTTGCTCGGCGCGTTTCTGAGGCTTCTCGGGCTCACGTAAATCGGCGTTGTGCTGTATGGCTTAGTCGGTAGCTTCTGGCCATCGCTGTTGCTGCCACCGCTCGAGCCTGTGCCAAATATCCGCTTGAACATTATGCGCTTCAATTCTCTCACCGGACCATACAAAGCGGTGAACTTGGAAGTCCAGCCCTCATAGAGTGCATCGAGGTTCTTTTGTATCTGCGCAGGCGTTGGCATGTTACGGCAGGGCTGTCACATATTTCATGTTTCTTCTGCAATCCCAGCAGTGCGTATCATCAGGCAGGCGCATGTTCTGCAAGGTTGCGCCAAGGTCTTCAGCGTAGCGTGTTGCTGCGATGTCTCG